ACGCTCTTTTTAAATTTAGGAGGAAAATAAAATATGGTTATTAAATTTAATAATTTTGAAGAAAAGAAACTAGCATTTGCGAAAGCAACACAGGAGGGAACTCCAGAAGAACAAACAGCAGCATTAAATTTTATGATTGGAGCACTTGCTACAGATGTACGAGCAGATATTTTAAATCAAGTAAATGAATCAATGGTAGATCGTTCAATTATGCAATCTCGCGGTGCGAATGTACTAACAAGTGAGGAAATGAAATTCTTTAATGCAGTTGTGGAGGAAGGTGGCTTTAAGTCCACTGAAACATTGCCAAAAACAACTCAGGAACGAATCTTTGATGATTTAGTTGAAGATCATCCTTTCTTACAACATATTGGTTTAGAGAATTTAGGGGCTGTAACAGAATTTATTTATGGAGATCCAGAAGGCGCAGCGGTATGGGGACCGTTATTTGATGGGATTAAAGGGCAATTAAATGCTACATTCCGTAAAGATAGCATCTCTCAACTTAAATTAACGGCATTTATTCCATTAGCCAATGACATGTTGAAACTTGGACCTGTATGGGTAGAACGTTATGTTCGTACAATGATTACAGAAGCCATGAAAGTAGGTTTAGAACGTGGATTTGTAGCTGGTACAGGTAAAAATGAACCTATTGGGTTATTAAAAGATCCAAGTGGTAGCGTTGTGGATGGCGTATATCCTGATAAAAAGCCAGTAGGCAATTTAACGTTTGAACCAGGCCGTAAAACAATCAATGAATTAAAAGGCGTAGTAAAATTACTAGCTAAAAAATTAAACGCTGATGGTTCAGATGCAGATCGACCAAAAAATATTGCTGGAAAAGTAGTTATGGTAACAAATCCTTTTGATACGTTTGATATTCAAGCAAACGCGACCATTCAAAATGCAGCTGGTGTATATGTAACTAGCCTGCCATTTAATCCAATCCTTACAGAGTCAGTGTTTGTACCACAAGGTAAAGTACTATTTTTTGTAAAAGGTCAATATGTTGCAGCAATGGGTGGAACAGAGCCAATCAAGAAGTATGAGGAAACATTAGCTTTAGAAGATGCGACAGTTTATATTGCAAAACAATATGCGACAGGTAAGCCAAAAGATAAATATACATCTCAAGTTTATACATTGAAACTGGAAGAAACACCAGCAGCAACTAAATAAGGAATGATGTGAATGGAAACAGTAATTCCAAATGTAATACTACAAGAATTTAAAGAAAGGATGCGCTTAGGTAATGAGGAAGACGAGAACCTAAAGCGTATCCTTTCTACGTCTAACGAGGCATTACTTAGGGTTTGTGGCGATTATGATTTAAATAATAACGAGGAGTTCAAGGAATTAGTCTTTGAACGCTCTCGTTATGTCTATAACGATGCCTTAGAGTATTTTGACAAGAATTTTTTAAGTCAGATTAATAGTTTAAGCATTGATAAAGCTTTAGAAGAAATTAAACTGGACGGTGATTAATATGCAACCGTTTAGATATAAAAAACCATTGAATGCAGCAAAGTTAAATAAACGAATCATACTTGAGCATAAAACAGAAATGAAGGATGAAGAAGGAAATGCACTTCCATCCGGGTGGGAAGAGTTTGTTATAGTTTGGGCAGAACCTAAAACACCATTTGGTACAGGTTTTAGATCAGAAATATTTCAAGGAAATGCAGAATTTGTTATTAAACTAATAAACTTTACAATTCGATATAGAGAAGGAATTCATTCAGCAATGCGTGTAAGGTATGATGGGAAATTATACGAGATTAAGTCAGTTATTGATATCGACGAACAACATAAGGAAATGTGCCTTATTTGTGAGGAGCGATCAAATTGGCAGAATTAGAAGTTTTCGGAATAGAAGAATGGATTAGGGATTTGGAGCAGTTAGGACAAGATGTTCCCCAGATTACAAAGCAATCATTACAAGCTGGAGCAAAGGTATTCAAAAAGAACTTAGAAAGAAATTCACCTGTCGGTCCGGAAGTACAAAAACCAACTCCAAAACAATCATGGCGAGATGGAAAACACGCTAAGGATGCTATTCATATAGGGAAAGTTATAAAGAAAGGCAATTCCTATTCAATTGAAATTGGATGGGACAAAGCTGATAACTCTCCGCATTATTATATGAAATTTCAAAACTGGGGAACAAGTAAAAATCCAAATCCACCGCATAAAGGATTTGCTGAGAAAACTTTAATTCAAAGTGAAAAAGAAGCCCTAAAGGAAATAGAAAGGGAATTTATGCGGAGGATTACAGGCCGATGAAAAATTTGAATAAGGAATTATTCGATACTTTACGTACAGATGTAGTTATTAAATCTGAGTTAGGTGGAGAATATATATATCAATTTGTTAAAGGAAATGACAAAACAGATATATGGATTACATTTTCAGAGTTAAATAGTTCTCCTGGGCTATACGCGGAGAATGAGGAAAAAACCACTAACGTTATGTATCAGGTTGATATATGGTCAATGGCACCAATCAAAACACAATTAAAAAATGCAGTTCAGGCAGCTATGAAAAAGCTGTCTTTTCAGCGTTTAAGTACTTATCCAAATTATGAAATGGATACAAAAATTTATCGATATGGTTTTCGTTTTGTAACGGAAATTATAAATTAGGGAGGAAAATAAAATATGGCAATGACAATAGATTTTAGAGATTTACATTATGCGGTTTTAAATGAAACATCAGATGGTAAATTTAATTATTCTACACCAAAACGAATCGGTAAAACAGTTAGTGGTAAAGCATCACCTAAAGCGGAATCAGTAACTTTTTATGCTGAAGGTGGACCAGCAGCAACAGCTAGTGCATTTGGCGGAACAGAAGTTGAATTAGAAGTTGATACATTACCTTTATCTGTTTATGCCGAATTGTTAGGTAAAAAGGTTGTAAAAGGTCAAGTTGTAGATAATACAAGTGATGTTCCTCCTTATGTAGCATTGCTATATCGTTTACCATACGACAACGGAAAAAATCTATATGTATGTTATTACAAAATGAAGTTTGAACTTCCAAGTGATGAACATAAAACAGCAGAAGACAAACCAACATTCCAAAGCGCAAAAATTAAAGGTAAGGCGATTCAACGTTCGGACGGCAACTGGAGGCATCGATTAGATGAAGAGGAAGAAGGACACGATGCAGCAGTTGCAGCGAAGTGGTTTAAAGAAGTACCAGCTCCACCAATAGAAACGGCCCCACCAAGTGGGAAGTAATTAAGAAAAGGGATGGCGAAATGCCGTCCCTATTTTTATTAAGGAGGAAACAGATTATGAAAATCACATTACAAAATGCAGAAGGTAAAAAAGATTTCTATTTACCACAATTTATCCCAGGTTCAGCTACTTTTGAAGCGTCAACATTAGCTGATGAATTACAAGCGGAGTTAGTACCAAAAGAAACAATTGAAAGAGCCGCTAATTTTGTTGCCAGTGTGTACGGAAATCAATTTACAGCACAGGAATTTGTGGATGGCACTCATGTCTGGTTTTTAAGTCTTACTATTCATTCGGTTTGTTTAACAATTATGGGACGCTTAAATGATGCGATTAAGGTAATGGAAACGGTAGAAGATGCGAAAAAAAAGTTAATGGCACAACTAGAAATGAAACCGACGGAGGAAAAATCAAATATAGCGAAGCTGTAATTGATATTTATAACATATTGATGGATGCAGGTATGACACAAAATCAAATCAATGAAATGGATATTGCGTTTTACTTTACCTGTTTAGCGAGAAAACAAAAAGCAAATCGAGTGACAACAGCAGATAAAGTACCAATGTGGTTGTAAAGGTAGGTGAGAATTTGAATGGCACTAGGAGATAATACAATTGGTGGTCGTGTCCGTTTGGATACAGATCAATTTGAAAATGGGATTGCGGGCATTAATAGAAGTTTGAAAAGAATAGATGCTGAATTTCGTAACACGTCTGAGCAGTTACGTGGAGTTGGTTCAGAGATGGATCAACTGGAGAACAAGGCAAACCATTTAAATCAAAAAATTGAAGCGCAAACGCAAAAAATGAAGCATTATGAGCAAGCTTTGAGAACTTCACAACAAAAACAACAAGAAATGCGCCAAAAATGCGAGCAGTTAGCTACATCTATGCAACAATTGGAACAAGAGATACAGCAAAGTACCCAGGCATACGGGAAAAATGCGCAAGAAACAAAAGACTTACAAGCTCAATATAATCAATTGCAGCAAGAATACAAACAAGGCACACAAGCTTTACAAAGATTAACAGCTCAAGTTTCTAGAAATGATACAGCATTTAATAATGCTTCAGCAGCTTTACATCGATATCGTAATGAGCTAGGTGATACAGAAGAAAGAATAGAGCGATTGGGTAATGTTTCTGGAAGATTACGTGAGCGTATGAACGAAGTTGGAAACAGTATGCAAGAAACTGGTACAAAAGTGAGCCAAGGGTTTGGTGCAGCCGCAGTGGGTGTGGCGGCTGGTGTTGGAGCTTTAGTTGTAAATGCAAGCCAATTTGAAGAAGCGAACAAGAAGGTACAGTCTGGTTTAGGGTTAACCAGAGAAGAAAGTTTAAAAGTTAGCGCTGTAGCCAAAGAAGTATGGCGCGAAGGTTATGGGGAAGATTTAGCTAGTGTCAGTGATTCTTTAGTTAAAGTAAAGCGTAATATTAAGGATATTAATGATGATGATACTTTAAAACAAGTAACTCGTGATAGTGAAATCTTAGCAGAAACAATGGAATCAGATGTAAACGAGGTAACTCGTGGGGCAGCTCAATTAATGGGACGCTTTGGTTTATCTGGCCAACAAGCATTTGATTTATTAGCACAAGGTTCTGTAAAGGGTTTAAACTACTCAAATGAGCTATTTGATAATTTAAGTGAGTATGGTCCTTTGTTCCATGAAATGGGCTTTAGTGCTGATGAAATGTTCACAATTCTCATTAACGGTTCGAAAAATGGCGCATATAACTTGGATTATGTGAATGACGTTGTAAAAGAATTTGGTATTCGTGTAAAAGATGGTAGTAAGTCCACAACAGAAGCAATGGGTCAAATGAGTCAAGAAACACAAAAAGTTTGGAAAGCGATGCTAGAAGGAAAAGCGACTTCCAAAGATGTTTTTAATGCTGTTTTAAATGAGTTACGAACAACGGACGATCAAATCAAAGTAAATCAGTTAGGCGTTGCACTTTTCGGCGTGAAATGGGAAGACCTAGAAGCTACTACTATGTTATCTCTAAACAATATGGAAACGGGCTTAGGAAACTATAGTGGTGCAATGAACAAAATGGTTGATGGTTACGATACAAGCGCAAAGCAATGGAAATCTGTAACAAGAGAACTACAAATTGCTCTAGAACCACTTGGTAAGGTGATTTTAGATATCGCTAAACAAGCGATTCCGGAATTGAAAGAATCTGTGAAGGGTGTCGCTGATTGGTTCAACGGATTAGATGATAGCTCTAAAAAAGTATATGGGACAGCATTATTACTAGCCCCGGCAGTTATGGGAGTAGTTAGTGCACTTGGGTTCCTTTCTTTTGGTATTGGTGCAATTATAGCAAATCCAATCGTTGCAACAATTGGTGGAGTTGTAATTGGTCTTGGTGCACTGGGTTTCGCTTTTTCTGATGCAGGCAAAAAAGCTCAAAAAGCCGAAGAGGATAGTAGAAAATTTGGTGATGGTGTTAGCGAAGGGACAAAAAAGGCTCTTGAAGGATATGTAAATTTAAAAGAGCAGGCTTTTAAAACACTAGATGAAATACCAACAATGACAGGTGATAAAGCAAAAGAAGCTGTACAACGAGCACATGATGAATTTGGTAAATTAGCAGACGAAGCAATTCAAGCTATTAATAAAGATAAAGGTAAGTTCCAAGCACATTTAGATAGTTGGTTTTCTGGTGAAACAGATTCAGCCGTATTAAGAGCTAAAGATAAAATTTTGAATGATCAGATGGAATTGTATAAGGCTCAGGAAGAAGCGGTTATTAAAGCTAATGAGAAGATTCAGAGTCTCTTAACTCAGTACAACGGACAAATTTACAAGATGAGTGCAGCAGATAAAGAAGTGTTTTTAACTGCTTTAAAATCAATTGATGCTGAAGTGGGAAAATCCGCAGCTAAAAGCATAGATGAGATTCAAAAGATAGGTAAGGCGATGGATAATTTCAACAAAAACACTTCTGTTGAAACAATCCAAGGGAAAGTAAAAGATCTAGGGAATGAATATAAAAAACTATATAATGATTTAGATAAAGCTAAACAAAAAGAAATAGAATATGCAAAGAGTCACATTAAAGATTCTGAAGGTCAAAAAGCTGCAATCTCTCAAATTTCTAAGAAATACTCAGAACAATCCATACTCCTAACAGAAGGATATAAGCAGCAACTTCAACAAGCGCAAGAAGTGTTAAAATCCAAAGGTGTTGAGATGGATTTAACAACAGGTATCACGAAGGCAGAAACTGAGAAAATTAAAATTCAGGGCCGAGGATTCGGAGAGTACGTTAAGAATTCCGAAATAATTGAAAGCACAAATGAGAATCTATTCAAGCGACTTCAAGATAGAGCTTCAAAAGAAGCTGATCTGAGAAAGAAAAGTGCTGATGAAGTAAAAACATATGGAGAGTCATTAATTGCAAATTCTAATATTGTTTATGATAACCTTTTCCAGTCAACTCGTGAAAAATCTATTGAAGTTGCAAATGATATCGCAAAAACATTTGAAGATGGAAGTAAAACGATTGATTTAGGAGAGCAAGGTTGGGTTGCAGTAGAAGAATTCGTTGATGGAATTAAATCCGGTAAGTATAAGGTCCAAGATGTAGCGATTGCAATTATAAATACTATGCGGTCAGAAATGGGTAATAAACCATTGACACCAGAAGGTATTAAAGTCATGACTTCATTTACTGATGGTTTTAAACAGATGAATATTGGGGAGGTCGCATCTAAGTTAAACTTAGATTTAAAGAAAAACCTTGATATAGATTTAGGACCACTTGGAAAAATGAAGACTACACAATTTGTAAATGGATTACACGAGGGCACAGTAGGTATTGACGCTGTGTTTATTTTTTTTCAACAACAGTTATCTAAATTAACAGCAGCAGATTTAGCACAAGACGGCACTCGTATAATGGCTACGTTAAAAACTGGTATGGAAACAGGGTTTATTAATGTACAAGACGTTCTCAATACATTGGGAGTTAATATTGAAGATAAGACGAAGTACAACTTAGGGCCGAATGGAGAAGTGACAATCGCGTCTCTTGTTCAAGGTTTACACAATGGGAAATTTAATATAGATCAGGCGCTCGAAGTTATTAGACAAATGGTTGTACAAAAAACGAATATTGATGCAACCGCGCAAGGAGCTGCCATTCCGCAAACATCAGCAGATGGAATTCGTCAAAATAGTGGCCAACCTGTGCAAGCTGCCCAGGAAATCAAGAAATCTATAGAGCAGACACTTGGCTCTACAACAGACGGAAATGGTGGAGCATCTTCCACTATATTAATGAATCGGATTATGGCCCAAAATAAGCCTAGTATTATCGGAGAAGCTACGAGTATTAAACAAGGTGTAGAACAACAATTAGGAAGCACAACTGATAATAATGGTGGTAATAACTCAACTTCTATGATGTTCAATAACATTATGAATAATAAGGGTAATGTGAATGGAGCGGCATTAGGGATAAAACAAAGTGTAGAAGGAACATTAGGAAGCACGACTGACGGGAATGGTGGAGCATTATTGACTAATCTCATGCAGAATAAGATTCTCGGTAACAAAGGGAATGTTGTAGGTGCGGCCACTAACGTAAAACAAGGTGTTGAAGGTACTCTAGGTAGTGCAACCGATGGAGGGGGCGGAGATAAAGCTGGTAATAAGTTTGTTAACGATTTAGGATCGAAACGTGGAGCGGCACAAGGGAGTGGAGCGAATGTTGCTGGTGGAGGTTTGAATGGACTCGGGTCCATTATTGCCAATTCCGTGGGGCTTGCATTCGCACAAGGTTTCGCAATTGGTATGGATGGGGCTTTTAGCCAAGTGAGGGCGAAGGCAGCATCGTTAGCCAGTACAGCATTTAACGCATTAACTGCTACGCTTAATGTAAACTCACCATCTAAGCTTACAAGAGATAAAGGTGGTATGCCATTTGGTGAAGGTTTTGCATTAGGTATTCAAAAGTCGGCTCCTATGGCTGAAAAAGAAAGTAAAGAAATGGGTAACAAAGCAAACGCAGCTCTGGTAAATGAATTGAAATTAAATAGTGAATCCAATAAGTTGAGATTCTCTGGTGTTCGTATGGCACAAGGAATTGCGATAGGTATTAAAAGCCAATATTCTGTTGTGCGAGATGCATTGCAAGATACAGTAACAGGAGCTATGGATAGTATTCGTTCTATAAAACCAGAAGAAATATTTAGTTTCCAAGGTGATGATCCATTAACAAAGTATTTTAATGCGATCTTTGTCGATGGAGATTGGCAAAACGATTGGATTACACATATTCCAGAAAATATGCGTGATATGGTAAGAGAAATTGGACGTCAAATGGAACGGTTCGAGGGACTTTCAAGTCAAGATGTGGGGAGTCTTTCCAGATGGAGAGAAGTGTTATCTGATAATCCTAATGTTATTCAATATAGACCTGACAATGATAATCCGGATAAGCAACCATATACAAAGTCAGGACCAACATATATAGAAATTCCCGTCATACTGGAAGGAAGGGAAATAGCACGTGTGAGCCATCCGTATGTAACTGAATATCAAAATAGAGCACAAGCAAGAAACTCAGTCTTTTAGATTTGGGTTTCTTTTCTTTTGTGTAAAAGGAGGTAAGGTAAACAATGAGTTCCTTTGAATTTAATGGAGAACGAAAAAGTTATATTCATATTGAAAGAGGATGGAATCCTCCAACATGGGCGCCTTTAAGGAGGAATTTTCTAAAAACCCCCGGACATCCAGGCGCAAGGTTATTAAGTACAGATATCGAAACCCGTCCTCTTCCTGTACCTGTGGGGATTATTGTTCCAAATGGGACGAATTTAGAAACGTTAAAAGAAGAAATAGCGGAATGGCTTATTACTGAAAATCCAGCAGAACTGATTTTTGATGTAATGCCTGATAGGACATATATGGCAGTTATAGATGAAGATTTTGATATTGATAAATTTGTGGATATCGGACAAGGCACTTTGAAATTTATTTGTCCCATGCCGTATAAATTAGGAAATGAGCAAACGGTTGATTTTGAAAATGACGGTCGAGGGTTAATTGCCAATGTCAAAAACAAAGGCTCTGTGCATTCAAATCCAATTATTGAAATTGATATTACAAAGCCACATACCTTTTTAGATGTATGGTTTGAAGATAAATATTCAAAGGAACCGGATTATTTCCGTATTGGAATGCCATTAAAAATGGAGCAATTACCTGTAGAAAGAAATCAACGTCTTATATGGGATGATATGTCCACAACTATAGGGTGGAGTAAGGTTAGTTCTATGGAAGATGGTAATCCAGTTGGTGAAATGAAAACAGATAGTTACCAATTCTATTGTTCGGACTATGGCTCGGGTAATGGATGGCATGGCGCAGCTGTTAAGAAGAGTATCCCTGGTGGTCCAGTAAAAGATTTTATTATGCAAGCCCATGTTACATGTAAAAGTAAAAAGATCAATGAAATGGGACGAGTTGAGATAGCGATACTCGACGAAAACAGCAAAGTTCTTTCAAAAATTGCTATGAATGACCTCTATTGGCAAGCGGAACAAAATTTTGGAACGATGGTAATTGGATATGATAATAAGCCTGGAAAAATAGGTTTAATTTATGAGAGTGGTGATTATCCGAATACATGGAATCAGTATTATGGTAGGTTGTGGATCGCTAGAACCGGTAATGATTGGGAGGCGTATATTTCAAAATTTCTTCCTGGAACAGAAAAAGATGATTCAGAACGCTTTGCAAGATGGACCGATAAAGACAATAAACATATGGAAAAAGCGGCTCAAATACAGATTAGTATCATGCAGTGGCAAGATGTTCCGCCAGTAGAAGCGATGACAGTTTCTGATTTAAAATTTTGGAAAGTGAATTTAAATAATCAAAATACACCGCCTTATATAGTCGATGTTGGTGACAAAGTGGTGATTGATACAGAAAACAGTCGTGTCAGTATTGAAGGGAAAAACGCTATTAACATAAAAGATATTTTTAGTAATTTTCCTGTTATCAATAAAGGTACGAATA